GCTGGACAGTTTGCTCTGCGTTTGGATTATTTCCCCAATCGCTTGTTTAGATTCAACGGCACCAGCTGGATCAAGATTGAAAGCGATGTACGCACCAACCTCACACCAGGTGCCAACAACAATACCTTGCGCTCAGGCTTTGTGAACAATACATACACTGTGAACACCACTGATCTTGGCAACATACCTAGTCGTCAGAGTCTGAGTCAAGCTCTGATACCTGATGCTGTCAACGGTGACGATGGCGGTAATAAGACTGCAAATCCCTATCCGGGCACACAGCCATATCAGAAATCCAGTTAACCAGGTACAATTCAATGAGTCAACAGTTTTTTTTCGACGAACAGATACGTAGATATCTGTTGCAATTCACTCGCATGTTCAGCTTGTTTGAAGTTGAGTATGGCCGTGACGAACAAGGTATCAAGGACCTGGTGCGTGTGCCCATACGCTACGGTGATGCCAGTCGTCAGGCACAGACAATTATACAACAGAACTCTGCCAACTCGCTGCCATCCTCTCCCTTGATGACTTTTCACATCACAGGCCTGGACTATGATCGTCCCAGAATGCAAGAACCCTATCATGTGAACAAAATGATGGTTCGTCAGAGATCATATGATCCTGGCACAGAAACTTATGAAACCACACAGGGCAATGCGTTTCAAATTGAACGCCTGATGCCTGTGCCCTACAAGTTGACAATCAATCTGGATATATGGACCACCAACACCAATCAAAAGATGCAGTTGTTTGAGCAAATTGCCACCTTGTTTAATCCTTCTCTAGAAATACAGGCTACAGACAACTATATTGACTGGACCAGTCTTACCACATGTGATCTTGAACGTGTGAACTGGAGTTCAAGGGTTATTCCTGTGGGCACAGAAAATCCCATAGACAACATGACTCTGACATTTAGTCTGCCAATCTGGATATCAAGTCCGGCCAAGGTCAAGAAATTAGGTGTTGTGGAACGTGTGATTGCGTCTATTTTTGATGCCAATGGCGACGCCAACAATGCCCTGCTGGACAACGACCTGTTGCTGGGCACCAGAGTCAAGGTAACTCCTTATAGTTATCAGGTGCTGCTGTTGGATGGACAACTGCAGGTGTTGCAGCCTGCTCAGGTTGTGAATCCTGATCGACTGAGCCTGGCATCGTTTACCTTTCCTCTAGTGGAAAATCCACAAATCACATGGCCAGCAGTGGTCAGTGCGTATGGCGTTCTTAGACCTGGCATCAGTTACGTCACCCTAGACAATCCCTGGGCACCTGATTCCAGTATTGTGGGCACTGTTGCTGTGAATCCTGCAGATGACCGATTGTTGATCTTCAACATTGATCCTGACACTGCACCACAAAACACTCTGGATCCTGTGAACTCTGTGGTGAATCCCTTAACCGCTGCTCCTGGAGATGGCTTGCCTGCTGCGGTAACAGGACAACGATACCTGCTGACCGAAAGCACTGGCAGTGCTGCCAACGTGGGTACCAATCCCACTGCCTGGAGTGGATCCGGTGCTCAGCCCTTGATTGCCCGCAGCGGCGATATTGTGGAATACAATGGTGCAAGATGGATCATAGCATTTGACAGTCAAAACGATGTTGGTGCTCAGTACGTGGTCAACTTGACCACAGGTATCCAGTACTACTGGGACAACGCGAAATGGGTCAAGAGCATTGACGGTCTATACGCCGGAGGAGCATGGAACCTCATATTGTGAAGGCAGTGGGGGTATGGTTTTTTTGTCCTGCCACACACAGATATCTGTATCTACTGCGCAACGATCCCAAGTATCCTGACACCTGGGGACTGGCAGGTGGCAAGGTAGAATACGGCGAAACACTAATTGCAGCAGTGGAACGAGAGTGCTCAGAAGAACTGGGTGCCATGCCCGAGTACAAACAACTGATTCCTATTGAAAAATTCACATCGCCGGATTCAGCGTTTGAATATCATACCTTTTGGTGTCGGGTGGCACAGGAGTTTGTGCCTGAACTGAATCATGAGCATGTGGGCTATGCCTGGATTGGCACAGGACGCTGGCCTAGGCCTCTACATCCTGGATTGTGGAACACTGTGAATCTGGACGCTGTGCAGCAAAAGATTCGTCAGATTGAACAGACTTTGTAGTCTTGTTTTACAAATCCTTGATATTTGTATTATAGATTGTTTTTTCCAGGAATTCTTTATGAGTGGGCAAAGCCGCAACAATCTTTTGTATCTGTTGTTGATGCTCTTGCCATTTCTGATATACTGCGGTTTCGTATCCAGGTATTTCTTTAAATTTACGATCTAAGAAATCTTTAAGAGCCGGATCCATTGGATTATAGCCCATACCAGCGGCAATATACATGATCCCGCCCAGTTCCGTGGAATAAATTCTAGAACGATGCTGTGCGTTGGCTATATCGTTGTAGGAGTTGTACATGCTGGGAGTGAAATCAGTCATCGGACGACTGTATGTTATATCGCTTGTGGCTGCTTTCCAGTACGGAGTATCATTTCTCATGCTCATTGCATAGTGTTGGCTGATAAAATGTTTGAATCCACTGATTTGTTCATAGAATGCATGATTAAATAAATCAACATCAAATTGAGTAACTGTGCCATTGCGCATACTCAGCATTGCAATTATTTTGACAATTGCTTCGTGAGTCAACATTAATCCAGTTGATTCTAACGGTTCAATAAATCCATTGGCCAAGCCCACACCCACTACATTCTTTTCCCAAGCATGAGTATGTACGCCATGTTTTATTTTTATGTGTCTAAGTTCAGCAGCATCTGCTCGAGCAGCATCAGGAAACAACATACGGTTAGACTTTAGATGTTTTCTAAATTGCTGTTCTGCTTGCTCTTTGGTGGCAAATTTACTGGAGTAAACATATCCAGTTCCAATTCTGTTCCACAACGGAATATTCCAAACCCAACCTGCTTCAATTGCAGTGCAACTGGTATAATTTTCTAATTCTTTGTTTTTGTCAATGTAAGGAATAACTGTGGCAACTGCGCTGTCGTTCAACAAGGTGTCGTTAAATGATACAAAAGGAACGCCAAGTTTTTGTTCCAGCAACAACGATTTAAATCCTGTGCAATCGATATACAAGTCGGCAGTCAGTGTGCCAGATGTCCGAGTAACAATGCCACTAATACTGCCATCAGTATCTTGTGTAGCATCAACCACAGTGTCTACTATGTGAGTCATTCCGTTAGGTAAACACAAATTATCTCTGAGATATGTGCCAAACAACGATGCATCCATATGGTATGCAGTGTCTGTTGCAAAATCAAATTCGCGCAGCTCACTATTTTCATTACGGGTCATCTTTCCTGCATCAGTCATTAGAACACTATCGTGATAAAATTCAGCAAAGTTTTCTGAGTTGATATCTGGGTACTTGGTTTTTATCAAAAACCAGTCCATTAGTAATCGAGGCTTGTCAGTAAAGTCATATCTGCCAAACGGATAATGAAACTTGTGCGGTTTTTCTTGGGGATTTTCTCTAAAGTCAATAAACTTGATACTGGTCTTGTAGGTTGCATTGCAAGCTGCCATCCAGTCTTTGTCTTTGATTTCCAACAACTGCATGAACTGATTGATATGCCCAATTGTGCTTTCTCCAACACCAATGGTTGGTATCTCTGGACTTTCAACCAGTGTTAATTTTATGTTGGGCAGTCTGCGGCAAATTGCTGCGGCGGTCATCCATCCTGAACTGCCGCCGCCAACAATTACGATAGAGTTAATATTGTGATGCATGATTAGATATAGTTTACTGTGATTACCAAGCGTCTGTCATGATTTCGTGGCTTGGTGCTGGCATGGAATCTTGTTCCATTAAAAATACAAACCCTACCCTTTTTAGGTGCTGTACTAGCTACTGTTGTAAATGTTGTACGATCAGTATATTCTTTTATGGTATTGTCAGTTATCTCTGAACCAATTTCGTCCAGGTGTTGGTCAAACAATACTGTATCACCGTCGCTGTCATTTACATAATAGCATGCGGTGTAATGTGGCCACAAAAAATCCACGTGCGGAGTATTATGTGAATAGGTCACGTCTGATACCTTGGATAAAAATCCAATCCTGATACGAAACAACTGAGTCAGTGGATGACCGTTTGCTTCTGCAATACTGTAGACCAAGGGCTTGATAAATGAATACCACTCAGAGGGAGGTGTTCCGTGATCGTATGCCACATGGGCTAGGCCCGAGTTGCTACCGTATCCTGGAGTCGTAACGTCATTGATATAGTACCATGGAAATTCCCGTCGCAGTAGATCAGATTCAATTTGATCCGTGTATCCTTGGGGTATGATTTTGTCAAATACTTTTATATCGTTCATACTTGATTGAAATTTTTACGTAGTTGCAGTGCTGAATCAATGTCTTGCAGTCCAAAAGTACGCTCGCATTCATGACAATCCCAACATTGGCTGCGGCAATTTGTTAGTAATTTTTCAAGTTTTTGTCCTGGTTCTGTTGACCATATGCCGTTGTATACTTTGTATGACGTTCGCCAATCTGGTCCTGCTGTTCGTGTATCAATCCAGCCAGGTACCCAGTCGTGCATGGGAACTAAATTGTTCTCTACAATTTCATTGAAATCATTTGCATAGATAGTTTTACTAGGCAACGATACTGCTTGAGAAAATTTGCTAGGTGGTGCATAAAACCACACTGCTTTTAAAAACTCAGATTCGGCTGGCAGATGAAATGGATTTGTTAATCTACCTGAATATTTGAATATGTCCACTAGATCTGCAAACTTGTGCAAAGTAGATGCATCGTTGGCTATAATGTTGACTCCTGAACGAGGAGTTTCTGCAAACTGTGGCATTCCTCTCCAGCCATTGCAGGTCATATCAGCTGGTCCTGAAAAATACTTAGTGCCGATAACTTCACCAACGCTGTCGTGTTCTTTCTTGAATGGACAATGATATATGCAGGCCTCTGCTACCAGCAAACTGGTCAGCAACTTTTTCTTGGGATTCATGCTGTTGAGATAATCTTGTGCTCGCTTGATTCGTTTTAGTTCTCGAATATTTCGATTTAGACTGCGGTCCAACAACACAGTATTATATCCCAAATATGCATAATCAACAAATTGTTGTGCGTCAAACACAATTTGATTGACTGTACTTTTCCAACGCATGTCTGGACAACGATCTTGCAATGCGCCAGTACGCATGATGTGCTCACTACTCATGGTGCAACTTCTCAGGCCTCTATCATAATAGCTGCCAATCCATTCAACAAATTGTTTAGTAATGTGTGGATCAAACGCAACTTCGTGTGGCACTTCGACTGTGTTGAATGTTAGGCTAATTTCTAGTCCAAGCTCTTCTTGAAGTTTGAACAGATAATCAATTTGTTCGTCCGACGCTTCAACTCCCATAGGGTTGCCGCAACGACGGTTTTGTCCGTTGTAAACGTAGTTGAAATATTTTCCAAAATACACATCATGTATGTTTGCAATGTATTCCGGAGTTGCATTCTTCATCAACTGATAGAATGTCTTTGCATGTTCGCCGTGAAATTTATCAAAATGCGCCACTGAAAAGCGATTATTG